CACTTCGTGAAAGTACGGGCAATTTTCATGACTCCGTTGGAAACTATCAAAAAGCTGTTAGCGGTTTAGGTCAATTAGAAAGCGCAATGAGCAAGCTCGGCTCGGCGTCAAATGGCATGCAAAACAGTTTATTAACAAGCGGTGTGTTAATGAGTAGTTTTGGGGCAATGAGTGAAAAAGCAAGCGAGGCGCAAAAGATTTTAGCGCAGGTAGTGGCGTTGGTTGCAGTAGCGCAGGCGGTGTCGAATGAAACAACAAAAAAAGGGTTTTTGGCAACCTCAGCAAGCGTGGCAATGGACAAGGTTAAAACAGTTCAATTAAAAGCTAAAGCGGTTGCAGAAAATTTGGCGACAAAGTCAACTGTCGGAGCTACAATAGCGCAAAAAGCATTTAATAAGGTTGCAATGGCTAATCCTTATGTATTATTGGCGATGTTATTGGTTACGGTGGTAGGTGCTTTATTTGCTTTTTCACGTAGAACAGAGACCGCCGCAGAAAAACAAAAGCGATTAAATGAAGAGCAAAAAACGTGGCTTGAGTATTTAGAGACCGAAAAAACACGTATTGAAACAGCAAGCAATTTGAGAGTTAAAGCACTTGAAAGGCAAATACAGCTTTTACAGTCGCAGGGCGGTTCGATTAAACAAATTCAAAAACTTGAAAAAGATGTTTTAATTGAAAAACTTGCAGCAAATAAACAGATACAAGATGACTATAAAAATGAAATTCGTTTATTAAACAGCAATCAGGAAAATCTAAGAGAATACTACAAAATTTTAAGACGGATAAAAGAGTATCAGGCTAAAGGTTTTAAAAATGTATGGGTTGACTTTGATTTGTCGGGTAAAAAAGTCAAAGAAAAAGCTGACAAGGCAATAGAGAGAATACAGGGCGTTATAGATAATTTGGAAACGTCAATAAATGTAGCTATTGAACTGCAAACGGACGAGGCGGACTTAAAAAATCAACTTGAGATATTAGAAAATAACCACAAAAAAGCCAATCAGGACGCTATCAAAGAGGCTCAAAGGTATGCAGTTGAGCGGGCGGGTGTGGAGCTGGAGCAAATAAGGAAACTTGAAGATTTAAAACTAAAATTACAAGGGCAATCACTTGAAGCTCAAAGGCAGGCTATTAAATACGAATATGATAGGCAGGTTGAGGACTTAAAAACAAAGCTAAAAACAGATTTAACGTTAAACACAGGCGCAAGGCAGGCTATAAATGGGCAAATTGTAGCACTTGAAAAACTGAAAAACAAAGAATTATTAAAGTTAGACAATGAGCGTGCCGATGCACAAATAGAAATACAAAAACAAATCGAAGATATAAGAATATCACTTATAACCGACACGATCGAGCGGCGCAAGGCAGAGATAACAAAAAACTATAATAGAGAAATAGACGATTTACGCATGCGAATTTTTGAGGAGGAGGGGCTAACAGTAGGAGAAAAGAAAAAGCTAAACGAAAAAATTGTTATATTAGAACAAAAGCAGGCGCAGGAGCTTGAAGCCTTACGGATTGAAAGTTTAAAACGTATTTCAAATATTGAACTTCAGGAACTTGAAACGCAATTTGATAAAGCAAAAGAGAAAATCGGCGAGGTAGTTTCTAAACAGCAAAGCGGCGTTTTTAAGGGTGTTATAAATATTGATGAAACACGGTCAAATATTGCCGAGTTCAATAGTATTTTAGAAACATATATAAATGGTTTAACTGAACATCAAAAGAAACTCAAAGAGACACACGAAGCAACGTTAAAAACTTTGCAGGAGGGGTCGCCTGAGTATATTGAAGAATTACAAAAGTATGCAACGGCGCATGATGAATTACAAAAAAAGATAACAGGGGCGCAATTACAGATAACTGAAAACATACAAAAACAGCAAAATCTAAACATCGACTATTTAAAAAGTGCTTTTGATAAAATTTCAGAATATGCCGCCATTGCGGCGGAGGCTATTACAAGCGTTTTAGACACGTTTAATTTGGCGTTACAGTTTTCAATGGACGAACTAAATTCACAGTTAGAAACTATAAACCAACACTACGAAAATGCAAGTAGTTTGAGACAAAAGCACTCCGAAAATGTAGAGAAAATCGAAGAGCAAATCAGGGAGGCAAATGGAAAATCCCTTGAAGTGTTAAAAAGCAACTTGCAAAAACAGACGGCACTAAGAAACGAAGCAGCAAGAGAAGAAAGCAGGCTGGCACTTGAAAAACAGAAAAAGGAGGAGGAGATTGCGGCAAAAGCAAAGCAAATGAAACGTAACGAACTAATTGGTAATATTGCAATGGGTATCGCCAACACGGCGCAAAGTGTTACAAAAGCATTAACGTTGGTATTTCCTTTAAATTTAGTTATGGCAGGACTTGTTGGTTCAATGGGTACGATACAAGTAGGATTAATGAGCCAACAATTGACTAAATTAGCCGATGGTGGAGAAATCAAAGGTAAATCGCATGCGGAGGGGGGTGTAAGGATTTTAGGCACAAATATTGAAGTCGAGGGGGGCGAGTTTGTAGTTAACAAGGCAAGTTACGCCGCCAACGCTCCACTTGTAAACATGATAAATGAAACAAAGGGAGCGGTCTCCGTGCAAGATTTGGCAAGCGTTATGCCAATGGTTGAAGCTCCGCAGGTTTCACAGGCTTTTATTTCAGAAAAAAGTGAACAACGGATAATCGAAGCTATAAAAAACATAAACTTTAATCCTGTTGTAAGTGTGACAGATATTAACGATGTACAAAACGATATTGTAAGAGTAAAAGAAATATCAGGCTATTAATCTTATTTAATTTTATTCTAAATATAAATAAGTACAAACAAATTTAATTTTATCATATAAATAGTTAATTTTATTTTATCCTATGAAAAAGCTCCCGATCTATGATTGTGTAATTGACGCAAAAGACGATACAGGTATATTTGCGATGTCTTTTGTAGATATGCCAGCTATTGAAAGTGCTTTTGTTGCATTGCAAGCAAGCAAAATAAATCAAAACAGGGTTACAGTTGCATTAAACAAGCAAAAGCACCTGTTAACAGGGGCGGTTTTAATTCCTGAACAGCTTATATATCGTAATGACAATCAGCAAGGGGAGCACTATATAAAATTTTCAGCGGATACGATTGAAAAAATATCGCATAAGTTAATGCAGGACGCCACCGCACTAAGTAGCACAACACACAATCACAAAAAGCAATTGCAAGGTAATTATTTGGTAGAGATGTGGATTGTTGAAAACAGTAAACTTGACAAATCGGCGGCACTTGGCATTGGTAACTTTCCAAAAGGTACGTTAATGGCAAGCTATAAAATTAACGACATAAATTATTGGCAAAATGAAATCCAAACAGGCAGAGTAACAGGCTTTAGTTTGGAGGGACTGTTTAATTTCAAACCTATACAAATGACTACACAAAAAAAAGATGACAAACAAAAGCCAAAGCTTAGTTTATTTGGCAAAGCCCTACAAAGTATCGGAGTGCTTTTGGAGGGTGAGACGGCTGACGAAGCTAAGGATTTAGTTGACGAAGCCAAAAAAGACGAAACAGACAGCGGCGTTCCTTTTTTGATTTTTGAATTATCAGAGGGCGGCGAGATATGGGTGGACGCAGACGGCAATGCCACTTTGAACGGCACGGAAAAAGCCCCCGCAGGAGAACACTTACTAACTGACGGCAATATCATTGTAATAGATGATAACAGCATGTTAGTTGTGACGCAAGACGAAAATGACGGCGCAAGCCCTGAAGTTCCTGAAACTGAACTTAAAAAAGCAAAGTTGAGGGGGCAGGCTTTTTTGAAAAAACAAAAAAGCTCCACACAGGCGCAAATTGCTGAACTGAAAAGAAAAATCGCAGAGCTCGAAAAACAACCGAGCGCAGGGCAAAGTAAACCAACGGTAAGCAGCCCCGCAAACTTCAAAGACTTGACACCGACACAGCGTATGGCGGTGGTAATTAAAAACCGACTTGAAAACAAATAGGTAACGAAAAACGAATTTAAACTAAAACAGAAAGGATTTAAGAAATGGCTAACATGATGAAAATAAACGGTTTAACATATAGACCGAAAGATAATCCCGAATGGTTTACAAGAGCTTTATTTGGTGGCAGGTTGGTGCAAGGTGGGTACGTTCGTGTTTTAACAGGCGTAAAGGGCGACGAGCAACTGAAATCAATCGACCTTGAAAACAAGATTTTGCAAGCAGACGGGCGGGATTGCGCTTGGAATCCCAATCAGATAATTAAATTGTCTGAAAAAACCGCAAAGGTTAAAACCTACAAAATTAACCTTGAGCAGTGTATTGACGAACTTGAAAACAAACGTACATTGTACGAACTTTCAGAGGGTGCAAAAAATGAGAGCCTCCCCGCCGAGCTTGAGGGGGCTACACTTGCTTTAATCGCTATGGGATTAAGCAATGAAATTGAAGAGCTTATAAT